TGCTGCACCGAAGGGTCCACCGCAGCCCAAGATGCCTGAAAGCTGGAAAAAGAAGCTCCTACGCTCTTTGCACGTAGGCTCTAGTCACATGTGTGCGTAGTGCTAAACTCTGCACGCTCTCTTATCAAGGAGATATATTTTGCCCGTCAACGACACAATAGCGTCAGACATCTGGTATCGTTTCAGATGGTGCCTCGAACGCGGGCACTACGAGTTTCTCAACAAAACTGAGAAGTGCGACAACTATTTTGCAGGGATTCAGTGGGACCCAGCTGACCTGCAGGCACTGACCCTAGCGCGACGACCGGCGCTCACGATCAACAAGATCATCAGCACGATGAGCACGATCATGGGCCAGCAGATTTACAACCGCAACGAGGTTTCGTTCCGACCGTCTGGCGAGGGTGCGTCGTCCGAGGTGGCTGACGCGCTGCAGAAGGTGTGGATGCAGATTGCGGCGAACAACCAGCTCAACTGGGTGCGCTCCGACGTGTTTGCCGACGGCATCATCCGAGGGCGCGGGTTCTACGACGTGCGCATGGACTTCACGGAGAGTTTGCGCGGCGACGTGCGCGTCATGCAGCTCAACAGCAAGAACGTGGTGATCGACCCCGACGCCGAGGCGTACGACCCGGACGAGTGGAACGACGTGTTCATCACCAAGTGGCTGACGTATCAGGACATCGCCACGCTGTACAGCGAGGCTGACGCGGAGTACCTCAAGAACAAGGAAGAGAGTTTGTTCCCCTTCGCGTATGACAGCATCGAGCGTGTGCGCGACAGGTACTCCGGGCAGAATCTCAACGGCAGCTACTACGGTATTCAGGACAAGGCCCACGTACGCCGGAATATCCGTGTTGTCGAGCGTCAGTACCGAATGCTGACCTCACAGAAGCACTTCGTCGACCTCAAGACTGGCGACACACGACCCATCCCCGAGGGCTGGGACAGAGACCGCATAGCATCTGTGATCGAGCGCACACAGGGTCAGCTCGGAGTCATGAAGAAGAAGCTCAAGCGCATCCGCTGGACGGTGACTGCCGACAACGTGGTGCTGCACGACGACTGGTCGCCCTACAGGCACCTAACAGTTGTGCCGTACTTCCCTCACTTCCACCACGGGCGCACCATCGGGCTCGTCGAGAACCTGCTGGGTTCGCAGGAGCTGCTCAACAAGAGCTCGAGTCAGGAGCTCCACGTCATCAACACTTCGGCCAACAGCGGCTGGAAGGTCAAGACGGGGAACTTGCTCAACATGGACATCGAGGACCTGCGCGACGTCGGTGCGCAGACCGGCCTCGTGCTCGAGGTCAACGAGATCGACGGCATCGAGAAGATCACACCGAACGCCACTCCGCAGGGTATGGATCGCATCAGCTACAAGGCTGAGGAGCACATGAAGACGATCAGCGGTGTGTCGGACAGCATGCAGGGCTTCGACCGCGAGGACGTCGCTGCCAAGGCCATCCAAGCCAAGCGCCAGAGTGGTCAGACGAACCTTGTCAAGCCACTCGACAACCTCGAGCGCTGCGACTGGTTCTTGGCGCGGAACGTGCTCGACCTCGTGCAGGAGTACTACACCGAGGAGCGCATGGTCTACGTCACGGGCAACGACTTGGTCAACTCGCCGGAGACGGTGACGGTCAACGAGTACGACCCCACGACGGACACGGTTCTCAACGACCTGACCCTCGGCAAGTATGGGATCATCATCACGGCTCAGCCTGACCGCGCCACGCTCGAAGACAGTCAGTTCGAGCAGGCCAAGGCGCTGCGCGAGCTCGGCATCGCCATCCCCGACGACGTGCTCATCGAGAACAGTCGCTTGCAGCGTCGTGCCGAGATCGTCAAGCAGATGCAGTCGGCTTCGCAGAGCCCCGAGGCTCAGAAGAAGTCCGAGCTGGAGATGCGCGCTATGGAGGCCAACGTGGTCAAGCTCGAGAACGAAGCCGCTGGCAAGGGCAGCAAGGCGTCGCTCGACGCGGTACGCGCTCAGAAGGAGGGTGTCGCCGCTCAGCAGCTGGCCGCGCAGCCGCCAGAGCTCGCCGCAGAGGCTCAGAAGCTGCAGCTCGAGCGCGAGCGGCTCATGATGGAGATGCAGGCCACGCAGGCTGAGCTCGAGATGAAGCGCCAAGAGAGCGAGCAGAAGCTGGCGCTCGAGCGCGAGAAACATGCACAGGACCTCCAGCTCAAGCGCGTCGAGGCTGAGCAGAAGCGTGTGCAGCAGGAGCAGCAGGCGTACGAAGAGCGTGCCCTGCGCATGAAGGAGTTGGAGGCACGCCCCAAGCCTGCCGACGACATGACGGTGAAGTAATGGCAGGCCCACTCGCTCAAGGTTTGCTCAGCCCGCAGTTCTGGGGTGCTGTGCGAGGAGGTCTGCGCAAGCAGCTACTCGATCCGATGGTGCAGGACGTGCGGCAGGGGCATCGCGTTTTGAACGATAACTACCCGCTTCCGTATCAAGCTGCACAGGTTATAAACCCTACCCTGGGCATTGCTGCAGCAGGGCTTGATTACGCGGACAACATGGAACAAAGTCGACCTGTCGACGCAGCCGTATCGTCTGTATCTTCAGTGCCTGTGCCGGAAGCGGCTTATGGCAGCGTCGGCACAGGTGTTGCGCGCAATTTGTCAGAGGCAGCAACGTCGCACTCGATACCAAACGCGGGCGCTCTGGCGAGGGCAATGCCTGGGGTATTCGGCACGATGTACAAGGCAGCAGCGGGTGTTAACACAGCTGCGATTGGCAAGGCAGCTTATGACCAGTTTGACCCCGAGCAGGTGGCGCTGCGCAAACAGCGTCGTAATTTCAGGTAGGTGTGTAAAACTTTTAAGGAGCTAAAAATGGCTGGAGAAACTGAGAACGTGGACCGTGGCGACGACTACACGCCACCCGCACCGAACGCGGACGACGACGCGCTGCCCCCAGACACGCAGAAGGCAGCTGCAGAACCTGCAGAACCTGCGGAGCCTGCAGAGCCTGCGGCAGCGGCTGACCCGCAGCGCGACGACAAGGGGCGCTTCATCCCGAAGGCACGGTTCGACGAGGCTGTGACGAAGGAGCGGGAGCGCCGCGAGACTGCTGAGCGCCAGCTGCAGGAACTGCAGAAGCAGATGCAGACGGTCAGCCGTACTGCCGACGTGCAGGCGCTCGAAGCTCAGCTCGTCGAGCTGCGCAAGCAGGACCGTCGCGCTATGCTCGACGGCGACGAGGACAAGAGCATCGAGCTGGGCGCGCAGATCGACCGGATCAACCGCCAGATCGTCATCCAAGAGTCGCAGAGCCTGAGCTCGCAGGCCAGCGAGGAAGCGCGCGAGGGCATCCGCGTCGAGATGGCTATCGAGAAGCTGGAGAGCATCTACCCTGTGCTCAAGGAAGGCTCCGAGACGTTCGACCAAGGGCTGGTCGACCTCGTGCTCGCAGCACAGAGTCAGCTCATCTCTCGCGACCGTATGCCGCCGTCACAGGCGCTGACCAAGGCGGCCAACGACATCATGCTTCGGTTCCAGCCTGCAGCCCGAGTTGACGAGAAGCCTAGCGGCGGGTTGGCTAGTGCCAAGGGCGCAGACCGCACGCAGCAGGCCAAGGCACGAGCTGTCGACGCGGCGCTGCGCACGCCTCCGGCTCTCGGCGACGTGGGTGCTGACACGGACCGCGCCGGTATGCGCGACGGCTTGCCGACGCCGCAGAGTGTCGACGACCTCGCAGCTATTCCGCTCGCTACTTTGAAGCGTATGCGTGGGGACTTGACCTAGCTACAAAATTTGATGTATGCTCGGGGCGTCGCACCGTAGTGCGACGTCCTTCGCCCCTCAGTGCGACATCTGGGAAACGTGCCTAGCAGTGGCCTCGTACCTGCCGACGCGACTCCGTAAGAGCCGAACACCGCAGTCACAGCGAGAGAGTGATCTGAGTGGCGCACAGTTTTGCGTCTAAGTGTGTTCGACTTTCATTTTTAACGGAGTACATCCATGTCTACGACAAATTTTGCGCTGTTGACCAGCGAGCAAAAGACGGTCTGGTCGCTTGACTTCTGGCGGCAGGCTCGAAACCTCTCTTTCGTGAACAAATTCTTGGGCACGAACGAGAACTCTCTGATTCAGCACGTCACTGAGCTGAAGAAGACCCAGAAGGGCGCACGCGCCGTCATGACGCTGCTGACCGACCTCGAAGGCGACGGTATCGCCGGGGATCGCACGTTGGAAGGCAACGAAGAACAGCTGAAATCGTATGACAAGGTCATCACGATCGACCAGCTGCGTAACGCCAACCGCAACGAAGGCCGCATGGCCGACCAGCGCTCCGTCGTGCAGTTCCGTGAGAACAGCCGCGACAAGCTGGCTTACTGGATGTCTGACCGCATCGACCAGCTCGCGTTCCTGAGCCTCGCAGGTCTGTCCTACAGCACTCGCAACAGCGCTGTCGGCGACCCGGTGGGTCGTATCGGCTCTGACCTGCCGTACTTGGAGTTTGCCAAGGACGTCGCAGCCCCCAGTGCCAAGCGCTTCGGTCGCTGGAACGGCACTACGAAGCTGATGGAGTGGGCCACTGGCTCCGGCTCTGTGGCTGCTGCCGACACCCCGAGCTACAACATGCTGGTTCAAGCCAAGGCGTATGCCAAGGACAACTACGTGCGTGGCTGCAAGGACAAGGGCGGCGAAGAGGTCTATCACGTGTTCCTGTCGCCCCAAGCGATGGCCCGCCTGAAGCTGGACCCCGAGTACCTCTCCAACCTGCGCTGGGCTCGTCAACGCGGCGAGGACAACCCGCTGTTCAC